TCAGGCCCACACTCGCACGGGCGTATCGGGGTAGAGTCGCAGGGCATCGAGGGCAGTGGCCAGCGCCTCCGATGTGGTGCGCACGTTGGCATGGTAGCCGGGGACTGGAGCTGTCACCGGCACCCGCTCGCCCTCCACCATGGCGGTCTCACCGGTCGGCGCATAGATGGTGCCGATCACATCGAGCGCGGCGGCAGGATGATAGAGCGCCCCGCCGTCGGGATCCTGGCTAAAGCCCGCCGCCTTGAGGGCCAGCGTCATGGCCGACTTGCTGCCGGCCTTAAGATAGAGATCAATCATTCGTCTTGTCCTTCCAGAAATACCAGCCGCCCACGCGGCAGGCGGCCCAGAACAGCCAGGCCATCACCTGCTTGCCCTGGGCAATCATGCAGTGGCGCAAGCGCCTGTCAGCCTCGACACGGGAAACCTTACCGCGAGCGCCGTAGTCGTTGTCGTGCTGCTTGCAGCAGCTGTTAGCGTCGGGTGAGACGGGGCCAAGCCCCGTGCAATAGTGGCGGGTCATCGGATGGCCTTAATTTGCGCATCGGTGGTTACCTGGTGATAGATGCGGAAGTTTCTGATATGGCCGTTTATCGGATCTGTGAGGGATTGTCCTGCGCCGATGAACAACGTAGAGGCGTTGGTCTCCGCCGCCCCTCTTGACGGAGTTCTTGGCCCCCCGAGCACCCCATTTATGCACACCACGACACCGGCTGCGTTGTTGTTCGTAACGAAGTCATTCATCCCTAACACCGCCATATTCGATGATGTAGGCACTGTCGTTGCCGCATCCGAAAAAAACCATGCCTTACCGCTGGATGAAATCACTGCGCCCGACGGAGATATTGACGCATCAGTTCTAAACGGACGAACTTGCACACCTCTAAACTCCACCTGCATTGCATAGGTGACATCGGTGTTTGTCGGATTTATGTTTCTGGCTGATGGGATGCTGACCGCATCTGCGGCTCGACTCGCTGCTGCGCCCGTGGTGGGTATGTATGAGGTTGCATATGGTTGGGTTTCGACTTGTACACGCCGATATGTTAGCGATCCGTTTGAATCAGGGTTACTACCGAACGGATACAGACGAAAGATGCTCGTGCCATCCCCAAACTTGCGAGTAATCGAGATGCGCAACCACGTCCCCATATCCTTCACTATCAGCCCAGGAATTGAAGGAAATGCTTGGCCATCCACAAACGCGGCCAAGCCAGTGCCGAGCCCATCTGATCCGGTCCCTCCGACAAAAATTGACACCCGGAATTTATACCCGGCCACCTTTTTCACATCGAACGAAAACGTGGCCGTCTGCCCCTGAATCGCCGCGCCCTGGGCGAAGTCCCTATAGGACCCCTCTGAGCGACCATCATCAGTCCCACCGCTAACTGTTATCCATCCTGCTGAATCTTTCGACGTATGGCTCCAAGCATTGCCCGCTGTAGCCCCACTGTTTGATGACCAGCCCTCTGAGAAATTGGTCAGGTTCGTTGATAACCCCTCGACGAGCAACCCTTCCGTTTCAAACCTCGGCTCATTTACAGCAGCTACTCGCAAGCCCCCAGATTTATCGATGAAAGTGGCTGTGGTCGCGCGAGAAAAGTTAACGTATCGGGCCACAACATCCTCGCCGACTTTAGCCTCCCGCCCATATCCGGTGAACATACGCAATGAGTCGGTGAGGGGGATCCACACATCGGGTAGAGGTAATGCTGCTGCCCTGACTACATCTACCGCCACCGCTGCGGCGGCTACGGCCTTGTCGGCCTCCACCTTGGCGCGGGCCGCCTGACCCTCGCCTTCGCTGGCCACCTTCTTCCAGCTGGGAATAGTGATGGTGGTGCCGGTGTCCGGATTGAGGATAGGCACATCCCCCGAGCCGGTGAGCCAGGCCATCATGCCGTCGTACCAGGCGCGGTACTTGCCCACCAGGGAGGCGAGGTCGGCGGCGAACTGGCTGATGGTCGAGGTGCGGGTGATGTCGATCCGGTATGGCTGGTTGGCCAGGGTGCCGCCGCGATATGCCTCCACCAACAGGATCTCGGTGTCGCTGACCACGGTGTCCACCTCATAGGCGGCGTTGTCCGGGCCATAGAAGGAGTGCCCCTTCTGGATCGGGAGGGTGCCGGTTTTCCACTTGGTGCCAAAACCGGTGACGGTCTTGCTGCCGTTCGTCACCGTGACATTGCCGGTGCGTTGCCAAAGTCCTGCCATTGCAAGGTTCCTTCAAAAGAAAAACCCGGCGCGGGGCCGGGTTGTGATTGGGGTCAAATTTACTTCAAGCCAGTGAGCCAAGAGGCTTGGCCACTAAAGCCGGTTGAGCTAATGGAATTGCTGCCGATTGGCTCGATGCCAAAGGTGATATTGGCGGGGGCGTATGCCGGTATATCGAAGGCGGGTTGGATCTGAATTGAGAAAGACCTGGTGCCGCCCGTGGCCACGTATTCGGTACGGGACACCCGATCTACCTCCACCCCGTTGAGGTAACAGATCACCACCATGCCAATGGTCCCCTGGCCCGACACACTGCCATAGCCGGTGACTGGCTTTAGGCAAACCAGATTCCTTGCCCGTCGATAAGCCGGGATAGAGAAGTTGGCCAGCGCTTTGACGAGCTGGGTAATGTCTCCCACGACCTGGTTCACATCGAGCGTGCCCAGGATCTGGCAGTTTTCCCTGATCACCACGTTGTTCATCGTGCCCCGGTTGGCATTCACCTCGCCGGTAAAGGTGCCATCTGCGGCATAGAGGCGGTTAGTCCGAATGGTGCCATCGTTATAGATGATGGTGTGCCATCCTTCGCCCCAGGCGCTATATGGCCCGCCCCGTCCATAGCCGGCATTGCCGCCTTTGAAATCCGAGTTCTCGATGGTGACCGCTGACAGGTTGGTGACCTTGATGTACTTGGCGATCACGTTACCGATCTCTGCCGTATCCATCAGGGCGTGGTTCATGTAAACGGTGCCGTTCTTGATGATGAACGGGTTGCGCTTGGTGGTGGCACCACCCGCCCTGGACATCACCGCGAACACATCTGCATCGATTACAAAGGTGCTCAGCACTGTCCCATCCGCATTCAGCTTGACCGACAGGCCGAAACCGCCGCCCTCCCCGTTGATCTGGGCCTTGGTGTACCAGCCCGCCTCAACGTCTCCCTCAAGGTCTGCCACGGCGCTGGCCACCGTTTGCACGGCGGCCGTGGTGTTGTTGAGGGTGGCTTGCACCTTGCTGATCTGCTCGGCATTGGCCTTGTCACCCTCCACCTGCGCCTGCTGGGTCTGCTGGATGGCGGCGCTGAGGCTCTTGTCTCCGTCCGTCACCTTGGCTTGCAGCTGGCTGATGCTCGATGCCAGCGCCTGATCCCCCTGCGCCTGGGTGCGCTGAGTCTCCAGAATCGCGGCATTGAGCGTCCGATCATCCCCTTCCAGGGTGGCTTGCATCTGATCCATGCGAGTGGCCAGGGCACTGTCCCCGGTCACCTGGGCCTGCTGGTTCTGCTTGATGGCCGCGTCGAGCACCTTGTCATCGGCCACCACCTTGGCTTGCAGCTGGGTGACTCGCTCGCTCAGTGCCTGATCACCCTGCGCCTGGGTGCGCTGGGTCTCCAGGATCGCGGCGTTGAGTGTCCGGTCATCCCCCTCCAGGGTGGCCTGTAGCTGGGTGACCCGCTCGGCCATGGCCTGGTCGGCGGCGCTCAGGGTCTTGCTGCTCTCCTCCAGAGCGGCATTGGTCTTGCGGTCGGCCTCCTGGTACTCGGTGTTCAGCTGGGTGATCTGCTTGGCGGTGGACTGTTCCACCCCGGCGATCACCTCCCGAACCACCGTGAGCGCGGCGCTGGTGTCGGCCTTCTCCCCCTCAAAATCAGCCTTGAACTGGGTGACCTCACGGGCCAGCGCCTGGTGATCGTCTGCCTGAGTCTCCTGACGTTGAGTTATTACGGCGCTCGCCTTGCGGGCACGCGCCTCCCCCTCTTCATCTGCCAGGGTATTGCCGATGCTGGCCAGGGCCGTCAGATCGACCTCAGACGAGAGGTCATCCTGTTTGGCTGCCAGGGCTTTGCCCTGCTCTGAAACGACCTCAGAGAGCGTGCCCACGGCGGCTTGAGTCTTGTCCGTCTTGGCGGTGAGCTGTTGCAATGCCTCGCCGGTGGCCTGCTGGCCATCGCTGACCACTTTGCCCAGGCTGGTCAGCTGTGCGGATTGCTCGCCGCTGCTGGTCTTGAGCTGGCCGATCTGCTCAGCCAGCGCCTGATCACCCTGCGCCTGAGTGCGCTGGGTTTCCAGAAGCGCCGCATTGAGCGTCCGATCATCCCCTTCCAGGGTGGCCTGTAGCTGAGTGACCCGCTCGCTCATCGCCTGGTCGGCATCGCTCAGGGCCTTGCTGCTTTCCTCCAGGGCGGCATTGGTCTTGCGGTCGGCCTCCTGGTACTCGGTGTTCAGCTGGGTGATCTGCTTGGCGGTGGACTGCTCCACCCCGGCGATCACCTCCCGAACGACTGTGAGCCGGGCAGCGGTGTCTGCTTGCTCCCCCTCAAACTTGGCGGTGAGATCGGTGACCTCGCTCGCCAGGGCTTGATGCTGATCGAGCTGCACCTTTTGATCATGGCGGATCGCCGCCTCTGCCGTGCGTTGGCGCTGCTCACCCTGATCACCAGCCAGGGCGTTGGCGATACCAGCGGCGGCGGCCTGCTCGGCGGCCATGGCGGTCAGGTCGATGGCGGCGGCGATCTCGTCAAAGCGGCCAGCTGTGATCCCGCCCGCATCCTCAACGACTTCCTCCAGCGCCCGGATCTTGCCCTCGGCGGTGCCGGTGCGAACCTCGACCCCGCTGACTCGCTGGGCCAGCACCTTGTCAGCCTCGGTGCTGACGCGGGCCACTTCGGTGATGTTGGCCAGCAGGGTTTTATCATCGCCTTCCAGCTCGGCCTTGAGGCCGGATACCCGCTCGGCCATGGCCGAGGTGGCATCGCTGTTAGCGGTGATCTTCTGCTCGGCGGCGGCCAGGCGCTCGCCCTGCTCGGTCACCGTGGACTGAGCGGCCTTCTGGACCAGCTCACCTTTGGCGGCATCGAGCGAGCTGCTGACCTCTGTCAGCCGCTGCTGCTCGGTGGTGAACTCCGACTTGGTGACGGTCTGGGTCAGCTTGGCATTGATGCCGTCCAATACCTGCTCGGCCTCGGTCAGGCGCTCGCCCTGGGCATCTACCACGGCGTGGTCGGCCTTGGTGGCCAGGGTGCCGGTCGCGGCGTCCAGCTGTTGTTTGACCTGGGTAAAGCTGGCGTGGGTCTCGTCGCGCAAGGCCCGCACGACATCCATTTCTATCTTGCCGGACTCCGGATCGACAGTGAAAATGGCATCCCGCAGATCACCCATTTCAGTCTGCACTCGGTCGATCTTGCTGTGCAGCTTGTCTTGCTGCAGGGCGTTATCGATCCCCATTTCACCCAGGTTGTTCTGCTCATCCCGCAGCAGGTTTTCAGTCTGCTTTGACCGCTCATCGAGCGCGACCATGGCAGAGCCCAGTCCGGTCAACTCACGGTCTATCACCGGCACCCGATCAGCAATCGGGGCCACGGTTTCGCTGAGATCGGTAAACCCCCGCTCGACCAGCTCCAGCTTGCCGGCGATATCCGGGATCTGCTCGATGGGCTTGCGCAGTTCCTCGCGCAGGTGCTCGCCACCGATCTCCCCATCCAGGATGTCGAGGATGCTGGCGGCGTCATAAGAGGTTTTGCCGCTGGCCGCGAGCAGGCCAGACTTGCCGTAGGCATTGACGGCCCGCAGCCACACGTAATAGGTGGTGTCGGGCTGGAGCTGAGTGAACAGCATGTAAGATCCCAGCCCGCCAGCCCTGGCCTTGGTCATCACATCGGCGAGGGGTAGGTTGACTGTGCTCACCCACCATTCACACAAGGTGCCGTAGGACTGGCCGCCGGTGAACCGGGGACGGAACGCCAGCGACCAGTTGCCCGCCTCAACCTCCACCCCGACCGGGATGGCCGGGACTTCAATGACGAAGTTGACAGAGGCAACCGGTGAGGGGGCGCCTGTCATGGCAATGGCCCTCACTTGGCCCACGTAGTTGCCGGCGGCCAGGCCGTTGACCCGGCAGGATTGCCCTGGCACCTGGGCCGTCAAGACGACAACCGCTGGTTTACCCGGCTCAAGGCGCTGGATGATCACCTGGTTGTAGGCCGTCGTGCCCAGGTTGCGCCATGACAGCACCCCTTGGAGCACCTCGCCGACCTGCTCCACTTCATAGCGCAGCTGATCCGGCATGGCCATGCCGCCGGTGGGCAGCTCGGTGATCTCCGGGCGCTCCATCGGCTTCCCGATGGCATCGGCCCAGAACAGCGGCGACTCCTCCCGCAGGGTCAAATCGACCCCGCTGGTCAGAGAAAATGACCAATCGACCACCCTAAACTCAGGCCCGTTGATGCCAAGGGCCGGAATATAGAGCTTGAGCGAACTACCGGGGCGGTAGCGCCAGCCCGACAAATTGACCGGACAGGTCAGGGTGCGGGCGGCGCGGCGCTGCCGCAGCATGATGTTGGCCAGACGCTGGGCCTGGTATTCACTGGTCACGCAACGCAGGTCGAGATCTTCAAGCAGCTCAAGGCCGCCATCCTCTTCCACCCACTCTTGGACGATCACCGCCGGGAAGTCGGTTTGCTTGAAGGTGACCGGGTCCACAAACGTCCCGGTCACCTGGTTGATCTTGTCGCTGCTGGCAGGCTCGGGCAGCAGCTCGATGTCGCCGGCGAGCTGATAGTCGCGCAGCTCATCGCTGGCGGGGCCGTAATAGGCACCGGCGATGATGCCGTGCTTGCCGCCGATATAGGTCGGCTGACCGGCGCAAGCCATGTGCATCGCTTCCAGCACCTTGGCGCGAGGCTCGCCGAGGTCGAATTCAAAGTTGGCGGTATAACGAGGCTCCAGCGTCCCATCCGGGCGAGTCAGCAGCTCGTCACAGATATTGGCCGCAACGATAAACTCGTTCATGCGGATCTCGTCATCCGGCACTTTCAGCCACGACCGGTAATAGTCGAGGATGATCAGGGCAACGTTATCGCTCCACTTCCACTTGCTATCGCGGGGATCCCAGACCTCTTTCCCGAACTTCTCCACCTTGATGTTGGGCAGGCCGGACGGGAATTTCTGGGCATCGAATTTGAGGGAGATCCGCAACCAGGTAATACCCTGGCCGATCATGTCTTCCTTCCAATCGGCGCACTTGGCCAACATGAAGGGGTCACAGGTCTGGCGGTCGGCGTGGAGCTCGTAAGAGACCAGATCCGAAAAGTCACCGATCGGGTCATCACCCAGCCAGAGGCCGCCAATGCGGGACAGCTTGTGGCCGGCGATCACCAGGGCGAGGTGCAACAACTCACCCTCGTCCTGTTCACCAGCCTGCTCGGCAGCGAACGACAGCAGGCCGGAAGAGACCACCCGCCCATAGACACAGGTCTTATCACTGGCGGCGGCCCGCAGTACCTGGTTGCGTTCGCTGGCGCTGCGATAGTCGGCCATGGATGGGGTCTTGGCCGTCAACATCATGGTGGCACTCGCCACCGCCGTACCGATGGCGATGGCCGTGGCCGTGGTCACAACCAGGGTTGAGGCCGCCCCTGCCGCGACACCGGCAATCAGCGGAATAGCAGCGGCTGGCATTATTCAACTCTCCAGGCAATGAGGGGGGTTTGATCAGGGATGGGGCGGGCACCTTGCTCGGTCATAGCCCAGACTTTCCCCGCCCACATCACCCCGGCGGTCAGCCCATTGGGGCCATCGAACACCAGGGCATCGCCCCGTTGCGCCATGGCAACAGAAATGCGGGCGAACTGGGCATCGAGCGCCGCCTCGATGCTGCCGTGAGTTTTGGCAAGCACGCGCTTGGCGCCGATCTCGGTGGCATATCGCCCCCGGTATTCGGCAGCGGGATCCTTGTCACAGGCCGCAAGGCAGACATCGGCGACAAACAGACAGCAATCATTTTCACCCCAACAAAAAGGCCGCTCTGAGGCGGCCTGGATGGTAGTGATGATGCGGAGTTGCCAGTCTGGATGGCGCATGGCGGTCAGTCCTTATAGTTGAAACTCGGAGCGTCTTTCTTTGAGCCCCAGTAAATGGAGCGATCGGCCATCTGGTTTTGATAGCGATAGAAGCGGTCATTCGGATGGAGGCGGCGGTGGCTCTCGTCGGTGTTGCGCCGATTGAGCCCCTTCTGCCAATCCTCAAACTTGTTCGAGATGGTGAGCTGGATGGTATTGGTACGCCCCGCCTTGATGGGGGTCTGGGCTATCTTGCCGCTGAACTGCAGGCAGGCATTGAGGGGGGCGCCGTCAGGGCCGAGCACCACCAGGTAAAGCCAGGCCATCCGATCAACGATGCGCTCGCGCATGACCTCGGCCAGCAGCGAGTTATCCAGCCCGGTCAGGGAAACATTGAGCTTGGTCGGTGAGGTGGAGATCTGTTCTTTCTGGGGGCTGACCACCCCCAATGACCCGACTCCGTAATAAACCTCACCCCCGATCACCAGTTCGCCGAGGCCGGAGTGCAGGCGGCTGATCCCGCTCACCAGATCCAACTTGAGGGCATAGATTGCCGTCACGTTTGGCAGGTTGAGCGCGGCAACCACATCAGGATCAAGGCCGGTGATCATGGGTAGAAGCTCTCCTTGAATTTGATGGTGCCCAGGTCGCGGCGCAGGCCGGAGGGGCGGCGCGACTTGCCGCCGCCATCGAGACGAAATACCCCCACGGGGCGCTCAACAATCAGCTTGGTGCCACTCGGGTGACTCATCCGCAACATGGGCGCGAACTCGATACGCGCCGCGCCGGACTGATCAGACCAAACATCCGCCGTGATCCGCTTGAGCTCATCCCCCACCTGCAGCCAATCTCCATCACGCAACACCAGGGTAGATGGCTTCCAGCCACGGCTGGTCATGGCGGTTCGCATGTTTAACGCCTCGCTCACGATGGGCGCCCCCTGCACCGGCTGCCTCGGGTGCGCGAAATCCCACAGCCGGACCCGGTTGGTTTTGCCATCCAGCTTGGCGATGAAGGACTCCAGCCGGCGGGCGACCGCTGGCTCCATCTTGCCCATGGTCAGCTCCATCAACCACTTGCTTCCCGGCGTGGTAGCCGTCTGCTCTGACCCATCAAAGGGCGACTCGAATACACGCCCCATGGTTTCCAGGTCGAGCGAGTTTTCACGCACCCGGAACTCGGCAGGCCAGTCATAGGTGTTCATCTATACCCCCAAAAGACGGCGGCCTTGGCCGTAGTTGCTGATGTCTTCAATAAACATCTGATAACCCTGTTGGGCAGCAGCGGCGATCATCTGCTGCCGCTCCGTTTCGTTCATGTCGCCGCTAAAGTGCAGATGCTGCTCAAACACGGCACCACCGCCGCCGGCGACACTGCCGCCACCACTCATCAGCTGGTCATACATCTGATCGATGCGTTGGGCTGATTTGTTGGTGTAGACACGCTCGCCAGTATTGAGCAGCCAAGTTCCCTCTCGCGGGATCGACTCGATGCCATCGTGCGCCATGCCGGCGATGGCTGTGCCGGTGACCAGGCCGATAGAGACCATGGTCTGCGCCTCTATCACCTTGCGAGCCGTAGCGGCGCCAATCATGCCACCCGTGAGGGCTGCAAATGCTTCGGCACCGGCGGCGGCCTGCTGGCCTGCGATGAAGATTGCAGGGATTGCCATCAGCTTCTGGGCAGCCAACAGCGCCTTCATCACACCACTCTGCTCTTTGCCAGACTCCGCCAGCATGTCGGTAGTCAGACCAATGGTCTGACTGGTGAAATTGAGCAGATCACGGGCGGCCTGCTGCTGGTAGGATTTCTGTTTCTCGACCCGCTGCCGCTCTTGCTCGGCCAACTGATCCTGCTTGCGCTGATCAACCTCCAGCTCTTTGGCCATCGCCTCTTCACGCTTGGCCATGTAATCGGCCTGCTCCTGGGTGAAGTGATCCGCTTCTTTCTGGCGGTACTCTTCACGCAGGGCGCCCAGGCTGTCATAGCCGCGGCGGCGCAATTCAGCTTCGCTAACCTGCATGCCGTCGATCTCGGCAAGCCGCTCCTCATGGGCGAGGCGCAGCTTTTCCAGCTCGCTGGCGTACTGCATATCAAGGGTGGATAGCCGCTTTTCACCCTGATCCAGTAGCTTCTTGGTGTCGGCACTGGTGTCGCGGGAGCTGACCGGTTCGGGCGGCTGGTACTCTGGTTGTTCGCCGATCCCTAAACGCTTGCGGCCATACAGCTCCTGAATCCGATCAATCTCGGCCTCTATCTCAGCACGCTGGCGCTGCAGATCTGGCAGCGCAGATTTGCCGGCGGTATCACCCAGCAAGGCGTCAAAAAATCCCACTCCACCAAACTGCTTTTGGTTGCTGGTTTCTTTGATCTGTTCATCCAGCCCCTTCAGCTCCTCGCGCAGGTTGCCGAGGCGGCGGCTCATCCCGTCAATCGTGCGAGGGCTATCGGCCCAGCTATCTAGCAAGGTGCCCCAATAACTCACCGCATAGCCGAGCTTTTCCGTCAGCCAGTCGATCTGTTCGGAGGCGCCCAGCACTCCCTGGGCGAACGAACTTTGCAGCCGCAGGCTGATGTCCTTGAGCTTCTGATCCAGCTCTTTCAGCTGGCTGATGTCAGTCTGGGATAGGGCAACGTTGAGGTTTCGATAATGAGTTGTCAGCCGCTGTAATTCGGCGCCATTATTGCGCAGCAGGGGCTGCAACACGGAAACGTCATTGGCGATAGCCTCCAGGTAGAACACCTGTTCAGACGCAGAAACGTTGGTGGCATCCATCGCTTTCTGAACGGCAATCAGTGCCTCCGGGCCAGCCATCTGCTGCAACTTGGCAACAGTCAGCCCAACCTTGGGGGCAATGTTTTCCATCCAATCCTTGAACTCGCCGCCGCCGGTGGCGGAGAAATCGCCGAGCTTGTCCTGCACATCCTTGAGCATGTCAGCCAGCTTGTCGCCGCTGACGTTGTACTGTTCGGTGGCATAGGCGAGCTCTTGCATCTTCTCGACAGAGACGCCCGCCTTGAGGGCCATCTGTTCAATCTCGCGGCCAGTGGCAGCCAGTGAGCTGACGGAGGCAGCAAGACCCACTGCCGTACCGGTCAGGCCAAGCACGGCACCTTGCACCACACTGAATCCCTGGACGATGGCCATGGATTTATTGGACAGCAGATCAGCGGTGTCATTGAACGAACGGCCAAAATTGAAGGTGGCATCTTCGGCATTTTTCGCATCTGCCACATAGCTCTTGAGCACCCCCATAGCCTGCCGGACATCGGCATTCAGTTTGCTGGGATCGGCGCTCAGCAGAACCCGCAGATCAGCAATCTGGGTCGATGACATAGGTTCTCTCTATTCCGGGGATAGTGGCAGCCAGGCTGGCGATCTCCTCATCGCTCTGTTCAACCACCGCAGGGACGGGGCGGTTGTAGAAAAACTCTGAGGGGCTGACCCAGTGCTCGGACTTGAGGTGGACATTCAACAGGAGGGCGCAGATCTGGCCGGTTTCATATTGGCGGATCCGGTAATCGGTCGGATGTTCCGAGAAATCAGCCACCCAATCGAGATACTCAACAGCTGAAAACTCACTCAGCCAGCGCCGCCAGTCTGCTCGGCCAAACTGGCGGGCCAGGCTTAGAATGAATGCCTTTTCAGCCGCTAGGCTTTTTTTGGGTCGGCGGGCTCGCGCTGCTCATCTGCATCCGCTGCCGGCGAGCCTTCGCTGGCTGGGGCTGTTGCCAACCCGCTCAATGCCTTGACGGCCATCGCCAAGCGCAAGGCATGGTCTGGGAGGTAGCTTTCCATCACCAGTGCCTTAACCTCATCGATAGGCTTGCCGGGGTGCAGGTACTGCAAGCCAAAGGCTGCCATGGTCGCGTTCAGCTCATAAATCAGCTTCTGCACCTTGAGCGTGTACTTGTGGATCGCCCTGGCGTTCCCCTCTGGCGGCGCCTCTGGCCATTCAACGTCAACCAGGCCCGACTGATATTCAAACAACTGCAGGGCGTTCAAGGCCCGCACAGTGACGTCAGCACTGATCCCGCCGGGCGTGATCAGTTTGACAATGCGGCTGTCGATCAGTGGTTCGATCATGTGGCAGGGTTCCAGTCCGATTCAGCCGGCGACTGGCGGCCAGAGAGCGAGATTTTCACCGAGCGGGTGATCGTCTCTTTTGCCTGAATGGCTTTCCCGACCCCGCTGACAAAGCCATAGAATCCATCCCAGGCACCATTGGGGTACTTGATGAAGAACCAGCGCTTTTCCTTGCCGAGCAGATTGGTCAACTGCTTCTGGGCTGAGTCGGCCGGTTTCCAAGCCAGGGTAACGGAGAGCTGACCGGGATCAATCTGGCCGGGCGTCTTCTCTTTCCACTCAGGGTCATCCGTATCGAGATACGGATCATCGACCTCTTCGGCGCTCATCTCTGGGGCGCCCAGCTCTTTGACATCCGCCAGGCGAATGACGGTCCCCTCGGTGGCAGGGTTCGGCTTGGCGGCACCCGACTCGGCCGCCATGAAAAATTGAGTGCCAGCCCCTTTGACTGGCTTGGTTGCATCAACAGCCATTATTCACTCCAGGTTGCGTTAAAGTTCAGGGTAAGAGACGCAAGACCGGTGCCTTGCTCATCAGCGCCATACTGCCAACCGGCGCTGGATAACCCCTCCAAGAGCAGACCGCCAAGCTCATTCCCTTTCAGCTTCACCTTGTCAGCCAGTGCATCGAGCTCAGCATCAGCCTGGTTGTGTTCGCTGACATAGATGGACACCGTCAGCGGGGCGGCCTCGCCTTCCTCATCGAGGGCGTAATCCCCATCGCCGCCCTCTGTGAAATAGCAGAAGGCCAGCGGCAGATCTTCGGGGTCCACAGAGCAAGGCCGAGAAGGGTAAACGGCCCGCAATTCGGGCAAGGCTGTCTGCACCAGAGCGGCCAGCGCCTCGCGAATGTCTGTTCTGATTGTCATTTGTCACCCAATAAAAAACCCGCCGAGGCGGGTTTAAGGTTGTTTGCTGCGCCGACGGCGCTCGGTGAGATTTCTCTCCCAGCGACCTATCATCATGCTCAACACCACGGTCATTCCAACCGTGGCCAAGAAACCAATGATGCCACCGACATAGATGCCGCCGGCAATCATGGCGATCATCAGGATGGCCAACGGCAGTTTAAGTAAGATCATGCCCCCTCCTCGTATGGAGTCGCGATCCTATCCTCATTTGAATGTCATTTGAAGCTGTCGCAAAAGCGCCTGCTCCATTTCACGGGGCATGTCACGGGCCATGCCCGCTTTTGATTCCCGCTCATAGTGTTCGGTAATGGGGGTCACCAGTGGGATCCGCATCACCTCCAGGGCATGCCGCCCCTTGCCTACCCGTCGCAGGATCTGCCAACTTTTGAGCTTGGTGCCCGCATAGCCGCCACCTCGGTTATATTCACCGAACCCGTGGGAGCCATCGGCAACAAAGCCGCCAGTCACCCGGTGGCGACCGACCTGCATATCCCCTATGCCGGTGAAAGATGTGTTTCGATAGCGGATGATGCGCTGCTGAGTGGCACCCACCTTGATCAAAGGGATAGGCCGGCGGCGCACCCGGATCGTCGCGGTTGGCTTCTGTTGCGATGCCTTGAAAATCTTCACCCTGGGCCGCAGCAGCTTGGCCGGCACCTTCACCCGTTCGTCCTTGGCCGTCAGCCGGATCGCCCGACTAGATGCCCTGGTCGCCACCCGGTTGACCGCCTGGGCGCTTGCCTTTGGCACCAGCTTGGATGGCAGTAGACTCAGGTTGTCCAGCGCCTTATCCAGATCCTGCTTGATGGACATAGCTTCCTCACACGATAGGAATAATCAACAGACCGGCGCGCATGAAGGGCGATATCCTGACGGAGCTGACCAGCGACATGCTCTCGATCTCAACCTTGTCCCCTTTGCGAAAACGTACCCCCGCAGGGGGCCGGCTCACGGCCAACTCACGCAAGCAAGTCGCCACTTCGGCAAAGGCATCAGGCTGCTCATCGTAGAGCACCGTCAAGGGGTGCCCTGCGATGATGGCGGAGATCGCCATGGCATCATCCACAGCAACGTTAAGACGGCCAGCAGCTCGCTGCCACCGGCCGCCGCTCACGCCGCTCACTGGACGATCAACGCCTCGGCATAGCCGCTGGCGCCACTGGTAACCAATTTGCCGAAATCATCGGCATCCTTGGTGGTATCTGCCACCAGTTTGGTGCCGTCCCACTTCACGGCAGCACCAGCCGCCAAGGCTGTGTCGCAGGGGAGCAGCCAGACGCCGCCGAGGGCGCCGGTAAACTCCTCCCCCACTTTTGCCAACTCAAGGGGAACAACGGTTAGGGCGCCGATCTTGATCGGCTTGCCAGAGATGACACCGCCCGCTGGGGCGATGAAGGGCATTTGACGGCCCTCACAAACAAAATTTTTAGCCATGGGATTACTCCTGTGTTGAGGCTGTCAGTAGATGGCCCGCGCCGGGTGGGCCATGGGATCACTTGCCGTTGGACTTAACCAGGCCACGGTAATCGAGCGCAGACACACCAGCATCGATGCGTACCTTGGTGGTAACACCGTCCACGGTGAAACCTTCCTGCTGTTCGAGCCAGGGGGTGTCCATACCGTCGAGATAGGCCACCTCGATGGTGTCGCCCCCCTTGGCCGCCAAGTACCACTCGTGCGAGCTGGCGTCGGACAGTCGCGGCTCGCCGATCACATCCACGAAGCCCTTGATCGGGTTGGCAATGCCAGAGTTGGCATCGGCACCCGGCACCGAGGTGCTGTTGATAAGCTGCAGCGCGGTATCTTCCAGCTCGATCGGCACCAAGGCATAGCCCGGACGGATGTTGAGGGCACGGCCCGGCTTGTCATCAGCGCCGACTGCTTTCTGGCTGCGCATCAGGGTCTTGCCAGCGGAGAGGGCCTTGATGCCCATCGCCGCATCCGCACCGGCCAGCAAGTTCTTGTGATCGCCATGGAACAGCGCCTTGCCATCCGGCATCTTGACGTTGCCGGTCAGTACCGCATAAACCAGGTCACCGATAGTGCCCCGAGCAGCCGCGCCGAACAGGGACGGGACGCGGGTCAGCATGTCGAGGTCATCGTTGATGATGGCCTGACGGGTGATGGCAAACAGCTCGCCGTAGGTGGCCAGCTGGATGGTGGCACCGGTATCCCCCAGAGTGACGTGCTTGTACTCGGCCCCTTCACGCACCCGGCGCAGGCTGGGGATATCGCTCAGGCCGATACGGCTCGATACCTTGAAGTCAGTCAGAGTGCCCTTGCGGGTCCACTTGTCGAAGGTCTCTTCTGCACTCTCCCAACCTTGCAGCACCGACTTGTTGGCAACATCCAGCAGGATCTTGCCGAAGTCAGAGCTGGTATGGGTGAAGGCCATGCCAACGTAGCCCAGTGGAGACTGGCCGCCAGTCGAAATACCGCGACCATCCAAGGAGGCACGGGCCAGCTCGCGCAGGCTGTAGCCGCCATAGCGGTTATCGCCTTCGGCCTTGGCGTGACCGCAGCGGGCCAACAGGGAGGCGCGTACCGAGTCGCCAATCAGGTTGCCGTTGCCCAGGTGGATATGAGCTGCGGGACCGGTCGGGCCTTGCTCGCTCACCGGCTGACCCAGCTTCGCCTTGATCTGCTCCCGCGCCATCGCGGGGGTGGTGTCCATATCGGCCAGGCATTCAGCCATCAATTCGGGGTAGCGGCCGCCGGTGAGAGCGAACAGATCCTGAATCTCGTTGCGGCGGCCCTGCTCGGCAGCCTTGAAGGCGGCCAGCGCATCAGCCTGATTCGGAGTGGTTGGCGCTGGAGCAACGACTGGCGGGGTAACCGAGGAGTTGCCGCCGGTGGCCTTGGCGCCGAACAGGGTTCGGGCCGAAGAGGGCATAGCGTTGAAGTCGTTCATTTTGTTCTCATTTACGTGAGCGGCGGCCGATATTGGCTCTTCCAGGACATCGACAAAACCGAGCTCTTTGGCTTGGGTGCCATCGAGCCAGGTCTCCGCCGACAGTAGCGCGGCCAACTCCTCGCGGGGCTTGCCGGTTTTCTTCTCATAGGCGTTGAGCAACAGCGCCTCATTGCGATCCAACCAGTCAGCCATATCGCGTAGGTCATCCGCATTGCCGACCCCACCAGACCATGGCTTGTGGATCATCACCCAGGCATTGGCGGGCATATGCACGGTGGCATTAGGCAGGCACAGAATGACCGAGGCCATGCTGGCCGCCAGGCCATCGTTCCAGATATCGATCTGGCAGGTCAGACGGGCAAGGGTGTTGTAGATGGCGAAGCCGTCCATCACATCGCCACCGGGGCTGTGGATGTGGATGTTGAGCTGCTTGGCCTCAAACACCCCTGCTGCCCGGCAATCAGAAATGAACTGCTGGGCAGATATTCCCCAGTAGCCGATCACGTCGTAGATGTAGATCTCGACCGTGGGCACTGTCCCCACCAAGGCGTTGATGGTGTACCAACTCTTGGCGTTGGGGGTGTCATGTTCGGGTCCGGACTGGCCGTTGGCGGCTGCCCGCGCTGGCATCAGCGCGCTCTGAATCGCGGCTGACAGGGGGGTCACTTTCACTGGGTTGTGCTCCTGGGTCATTGGCTGGGTTGGTATCGGTCATCACGCCGTTCTGCTCGGCCCACTCCAACTCGGCCACGCGTTGGTCGCGCACCTCGTCAGGGTTGCGGTTGCGAGCCCGGATCCATTCTGTCTCCGTGCCGGCACCGCCCCGGATGATTGCCTTCCAGCCGTTGGCCTCCCGCTCTGGATCGATCCAGGGCATAACGGGGGCGAGGTAGATGGCGTCGTACAGGGTTTTCGGGTCAAGCTCGGGAGGCAGGATCAATGGGTCTTTGCTGCGCAGGGTTTCGGCCAGTAGCCAATCCCGGAACACTGGGCGAGACCAGGCAGCCACGAACTCATCTTGCAGCACGGCGAACCCTTCCCATCCCTCGACAAGCTCCTGACGTTGAGCGGAGTAGGTGCCGTCATAGTCGCGGGCCACGCTCGAATATTGGCTGCGAGTGCCAGCGCAGGACGAACGAAGCTGACCGGATCGCCAGATGTTGAGGGCTGTGTTCGGGCGGTTGGACTGGATCACCCCCACATCTTCACCGGGGCGCAGATCGTCAAACGTCATGCCTGGAGTGATGTCGATCATCCGCTGGGCCTGGGGGCCATCACGCTGATCCGGCTCGGTGTAACCTTCCGGGGTTTCCTTCTTGATGAAGAATGCGAGCGAGGCGCTGATACGTGCCGCCACGCGCTCGGCCTCTTCCACCGATTTGAGATCGGCCAGGCGGGTGATTACGCCGTGTAGCAGCGAGATACCGCGCAACTGGTGTATGCGCTTGCGCAAGGCCAGGTGATACATCTCGCTGGCAGCGACCTCCTTGGTGCGATAGCGATAACCCTGCATCTCGCCGGGGTGATCGAACATCACAAAGTAGGATTTCGGGCGACGCCAGCCATCGAGCTGGATGCCTTGCCGGATCCCGTCCGCCACCTGATTGAGGTCGAACGGGACGAAATCGGGTTCCAATACCTCTATCGAGTAGGGGGTATCGCTGTGGTGGCTGTAGCCCGCCACGGTGCCGATCAAGCGGCGGCCAAACACCTCGCCATCACGCAACCAGGTACGACAGACCAGCCGCTCCATCGCCGGGCGGGTGAAGGTGCCGGTAGTTTCCGGTTTAAGTGACCAGGCACCCCAGCGGCGTCGAATATCTTTGGCAAGCTCAACCATCAGCACACCATCCACCGAGCGCGGTTGCGGTTCGATCTGGATGCCCTTGCCGCCCACGATCCGCTCTTCCAGCTTGTCGAGCAGGCCGATCACGATGTCGTGGTTTTCGTCTAGCGCCCTCGCCTGTTCACGCAGGCTGATAGCCGAATTCTGCACCGCCAGGTTGGCACCTCGACGCTCCCGCTTGGCGTTGTGGGTGCGGCTCGGCATCGCAGCCTCATAGGCTTTCATGCGCAGACGGTCACGCATCCGGTTGGCCGCCCATCCGGGCGACACAAACCCGAGCAGCTTATCCAATGCGATCATGTAAACCTCGACACTGAGTAGGGTTGACGGCGCGGAGCAACGGCGTTCTGGCGGCGGCGCTCCCACTCCTGGCGGCCTGCGCGGATCTCATTGAGGTTTTCCGAGGTGACGGTGCGCCCCTGAAACGTGACCTGCTTGCCGGCCAGCACATCGCGCTCGGCCTGCATGTACAGCGCGATCATGCTGTCGATATCTTCCAGCTTCACAGCCAGCCTCCTGATGATGTGCCCAGCCAGCTGCTACCCGCCGCCGTAGTAGCTGCAGGTTTTGACTTGATGGGCGCAGATGGGTTGATAGTGGTCGGGCGGTGCTTGGCGACCAGGCGCCAGCCACGGTGCTGCACCCCGAGGCGGATAGCCGCCAGGGAATAAACCGCGCAGTCGGTCGGCTCGTTACGGGCACCGGACGGTGCGACCCAGCGGTACACCCGGCGGCCCTTGATGAACTCCACCCGCTTGCGCTCGCAAGTGAGACCTTTGAAGTAAAAATCATCGGCCCACTCGGCCACCGGGTGGTGTCGATAACCAGGTAACGGGCCGGACAGTGACGCAGGCACATCACCCAGTCGGCCATAGAGCACGTCCTTAGCAGAGTCGGTACCCACTTCGGATAGGTAGACCCCTTTGCGGTTGCGCTTTCGAGGGAAGGTGATGATGGGCTTGCCCATCACCGGCGCGCCCCTGATAGGGATATATCTGTGCGGGTTGCGGCGGCAGAACTGATACACCTCATCGGTGTAGTGGCCGCCCGAGTCGATCAGCACCAGGCCGATATCCAGCACCTCACCGGTGGCTTTTACGAACTGGCGGGAGAACTGCTCGTGCAGCCGCTCCCAGATCTCGGAGCGGTGCAGGTCGCCATAGAGGCGCTGATAGTCCAGCACCCATGACTCCTCTCCCTCTCCCCAGCCGGTGATCTCGAATTCGAAACGGTCATCCTGGGTATCGGCGCCGATGGTGATGTAGAGCACACCCTCTGGCACTGGTGATGGCCATACCTCGCGGCGGGCACCGATAGCTTCCCACTCCAGTTTCGTGCCGGTCTCTTCTTCCCAGGTCTCGCCGAGAGTGGTGTTGACGAAGGTCTTGAGCTTGCCCTGATCGTCCTTCGCCTTGAGGAAGTCGGAGGCGATCCGAACCCAAGTTGTGAACGGGCTGTAAGCTGTCCAAATATGGAAGGTGACCGACTCGGGTGGAGGGATCGGCTGGTCTTTGCTGTCGAACCAGTCGATTGCGTCTCGCGTCCAGATGCCAGTTCGCTCGCAGACCCAGCGCTCAACCTCCTCATAATTCATCTCATGTTGACGGATCACGCAGCCGCTCACCTCGCAGAGGTAGAAGGCGCTGTGATGATCTGAACCATCCCACTTGATACCGAACTCGGCATCCGGGCCACCCCACTTGAGGTACTGTTCACCCCCGCAGTGCGGGCATGTGACGTGATAGCGCATGAAGTGCGGCGACTCACTGGCCGCCCGTTCAATCTGGCACTGGCCGGCAATCTTGGGGGTAGACCCCCGGATCGACTTGGGATGGGTAGAACCTTCCATTCGCTTGTCACCGAGGAAGGTGGGCGAGCCCTCTTTCTCGATATCATCGTCAAAGGCCGCCAGCTCGTCATAAATGCCGAAGTCTGGCGAGGCTTCACGGTAGTTCTTGGCGGCTTTTCCCCCGCGCAGCTCCAGGCCGCGCCCGTTGGCGAAGCGCTTGAGATCCAGGGTGTTGTCTTTGTGCTTCTTGCCAAACCAGGGCGCGAGCGCTCTGATTTTCGGCACGTCCCGGATCATGGGTTCGACGTGCTTTTTGACGAACAGCTCGGCATCGCCATCGGTAGGCTGCCAGATCAGTCCGTTGCGCTTTTTGTGCTCCAGAAGGTAGGCCGCCACCCCGAGCAACATCTTGGTGTAACCGACCCGAGCGGACTTGACGAAGTTGACTTCGCGGATATCGTCGTTGGCCATCGCGTTGATGATGGCCACCTGAAACGGCAGCGACTTCCAGCGCCCCTCCTGATAGGAGGACTCCACTGGCAGGTAGTAGTTTTCATCCATCCACTCGGTGGCTGTCTGTACCGGTGGTCTCAGCAGAGCCGACAATCCAAGACTGACAGCTGCCGCTAGGCTACTTACTTGCGCTGTCGATATATTCATCTAGCAACTCCGGCAGCAGATCACCCATGGCGGCCGCCTCGTTGCTGGCTGTGACCAGCTCGCGCTGGAAACCTTCGATATGCTTGGTCTGCAATTCTGGATAGCGGCGCCGCATGGTGAGCGGGATAGTGTCTAGCAAGCTGGAAATCTTGGCGGCGATGCGGGTCAAAGCGAAGGTGGCAAACTCGGTTGGTACCTGATGGCGGTCGGCGATCTTGTTCTCACGCTCTGCCTTGTCGGCCTGCTCCTTGGTGAGACGCCACCGCTGGTAATCCAATTGATCCGCATCCATGTCTTGGGGATCCGTTGGTTGGTGTTTCTGGATCGCGTTCTCGATCCGGTTATCCACAACCGAGCGCACATCAAAATAGACGTTGCGACCAATCTTCTTTATCGGCTTAACTCCCCATTTATCAAAGGCTTGAACTGATATTCCAAGGCTGGCTGCCATGTCGGATTTCTTTAGCCAACCAGGTGCTGCATGTTCCTTGTCTGATGACTCCGACATTTAAACAACAACCTCACTTCTTGGGGTTTCGTATGTAGTGAAAACCCGCGCCTCGCCGACCCGTCGAGGACGGGGGGCTGGGGGGAGTACCTTTGACCTGGGGGGGGAGTATTGCGGTAGTTGGGTTAATGGGGTTGGGTCAATGAGATATAGGCTCTTTCACAGGCCAATCCTGACGCTCGAGCTCGGTCATACGCTGCTGCCAGCTCACCCGCGCTTTCGTCAGCCCGGCTGAGCAGGTCGGCGAGCACCACGGCAGGTTGTTCGGCTGCCGGGCCTCCTTGGGGAGCACCGGAACCGCTGGCGCACTGACTTGCTCGGGCTGCCAGGCGGCGGGCTTGCTCGCGCAACCGGCCAGACTCAATGCCAGCAGCAGCGGCATCAGCCTGTGCCTGGGCGATTTCTTCTTGTGCATGGTCTCTCACCTCATCGATTTCAGACTGACGGCGCAGCTCCTCTTCCCGGGCCTTCTGCTCGGCCTTGGTCCTGGCAGTAGCGAGGCGGGTAGCCTCTTCATTCCACTTCGCCTGCCAGGTCTTGCGCTCCCCCTCCTCCCCAGCAGAATGACCGGAGCGATAGATCGCTACCCCACCGCCCACCAGGGCGGCTATCACCAAGGCGCTGGCCAGGAACAGCAGCGCCTTGCTCTGCGGAGTCACTCCCATCACGCCCCCTTGCACTTTGCATTGAGGCGCAGCCGGTCTTTCCAGAGCCCGGGGCAGACCCGGTTCCCTGGCGCCGAGCAGTCCTGCTTGCCGGCACGATTGAACATCAGGATCGCCTCGCAGGCACCTGGGTAGTCGCCAGCGTTCAGGCGCTTGACGATGGTGGAGCGGCAGAAGGCACCGGGGCCAATGTTGTGGGAGAGCTCGACATAGGCGTCGAACTCATACTGGTGGAGTGGCACCTGGATGCAGGCCTTGAGGGCATCCTCAAAAACCCGCACTTCCCGAAGGCTCCTGTTCACCGCGGCGACGGGCGTGATGGTGTCACCCATCTTGACCCCTTCGGTGCTCCCAAATCCAATAGTGGGCAGCCTGGTCCCGTGTACCGGGTCGGGGTAAGCGACCGGCCCCCACCCCTCCCGATTCAGTATCCCCACAAAACCAGCTGCACTGAGCGTGAGCGCCGCTATGGCAATTCGCATTTTTGTCATGCCTACCCCACCTGCTTGGCGCGTGGCTTGATGATGTTCGACCAGATAAACCAGCCAATCTGAACCGAAAGCCACACAAGCGTCGCGATCAGCACCCAGTCATTCAAAGAGACACCAGCCCACGACATACTCACCACCGCTACAGGAGGGGCAGATTTCGCAGTTTCACCGACCACAGTGGTAGCGATCTGCTCATGTCCTTGATTCATGAATCCACCCCAGAAACGAAAAAACCCCGGCAGAGCCGAGGTTTGGAATCAGAAAAGAAAAAGACTGCATCCTTTCGGGTGCAGTCTTCCATCATTGGGACGCAATTTACACAAATTAGCTAGTTACTGTCAAACGCCCACCGTATACGCTCTTTGTTGCTGTAACCCTGCGGTGGAGTTATCTGCATCAAGCCAGACTAGGATCGGGTGGATTCTTACCCTTCATACCTTCAATAAAGGACTTGTAATTCTTCTTTGCCATTGTGAGAACTGACGCGGCTTCCTTAGCGGTTAATGGCTGACCACCATTTTTCGCAATGGTGATAGCAACAGCACCAATCAACAGCGTTTGCAAACCTGCGGTAGCCATTCCGCAGCAAGATAGAGCTGCAGCGCCCCATGGATTAGCGGTTCCCCAAGAAATCGCCTTTGCAGCCTCAATGAACAGTAATCTGCCCCAGGCATTCAGAGCACCTGCAACCCCTAGTGACTGAACAACGCTTTCCCAAGTTATTTTCACTGAGAACTGCTTTGAGATATGAGTAATCATCACACCATTATTCACTGCAATGGCTGCTGACATCAGTGGTATCGGTACCGCTCCTTTGGCTTCTGCAGCCAGAGCGTACCAACCCACAGTGTTCCACGCATGATCCTCCCGAGCGCGTTCGATGTCATTTGACTGTTTCATACACCACACTCCCTTTCTGATGCCCTCAAAGGCACGCTACCATCACACTCAACATTCTATGACAGCACCTCATCCATGATTCTGTAACTGCTTCGATTTATCTCATCTCCAATGCTGGACCGGTTTTGGTGCCCCTACCAATCGCTCAGCATGCTGGTGCACCAGATAGGTTAGAGCCAGTTCCGGGGCCTTGCACCCCAACCAAGCGTCGTAGTCATCCGGCGACACAATGACCAGGCTCCGCTTCTCGTCCCCGGGTTTGTGCATTCGCCACAGCAGTGGGTGCGTGTCGGCATTGATAGTGAGCTGGGAGAAGCTGAAAGTGTAACCCTGCTCCTCCTGCCATGCCCGCCAGATGCCGGCAACTGCGAAGGGCATGTTGTCGGCCATGCTGATCCTCCAGCGCTCGGCCTTGCCGCTTTCGTAACAGGGCTCGAAGAAACCGGTCATTGGCACCAGGCAGAGATGCCCCTGCTGCCAGGCGTGGCGGTAGGTCGGCTTTTCACCCACCGTCTCGGCCCTGGCGTTCATTGTGGTGTAGTGCTTGTTGCCAGGCTGCACCTTCCTCTTCGGCACCATCCCATAGCTGGCGATCACCGCCAGTCGCCGTCCGTCTCGCTGGATCAAGATCGGGGCCTGATAGTCCTGCCACACCTCCTCCTTCCAATCGTACCCAGGGTCATCAACTCCGAAGTATTCCACCAGCTCCGCCTTGGTGGTCGGGATGTAGTTGATGCACATGCGCAGCCCCTCCGTCGTATGAGAGCCCAAACTCACCAGGTCAGTCTCTGCCAAGCATAATTGGCCACGAACCCCCTTGCCCTGCCAAGACCCGAACGCCGACCAGTGATCTTTCCGGATCCCTCAGTTAAAATCACTGTATGTTCATACAGTGACCTTTACCATGATCCCCCACGCGACCGATGCACCTATCATAGAACTCCCTTTATTCCTCACCCCTGCCGCCTGCGGGTTCCCCTCCCCGGCTCAGGACTATGTGGAACAGACTATCGACCTCAACCAACACTGCGTCCCCCACCCGGCGGCCACCTTCTATGTGCGGGCCAGCGGCCACAGCATGATCGGGGAAGGCATCAATGACGGCGATATGCTGATCATCGACCGCGCCATCACTGCTCGCCACGGCGACATCGTGCTGGCCTGTCTGGATGGTGAGTTCACCGTCAAGATCTTGCAGTCCGCCCCACCCGCGCTACTACCGGCCAACCCGGATTTCTCACCCATCATTCTGCAAGAAGGGCAAGAGCTGGATATTTTCGGTGTCGTCACCTTCGTCCTGCACAAAACCCGGCGAGGGTAGCCATGCCAACTGCCATTGCTCTGGTCGACGTGAACAACTTCTATGCCTCCTGCGAGCGCTTGTTCCGCCCCGACCTCAAGGGGGTGCCGATCGTCGTGCTCTCCAACAACGATGGCTGCGTGGTGGCCAGATCGGCAGAGGCCAAGAGGTTGGGGGTCAAGATGGGGGTACCCTACTTCCAGATCCGCGAGGTCTATGAAGAGCAGGGCGGCATCTGGTTCAGCTCCAACTACGCCCTCTACGGCGACATGTCGAACCGGGTGATGACGACCCTGGAGAGCATGGCCCCAACCGTCGAGGTCTACAGCATTGATGAAGCATTCATTGAACTCGGGGAATCTTGGGCTGGTGACCTGCTGGCCTATGGCCGCCAGATCCGCGAACGGGTGCAGCAGTGGACCGGCCTCACCGTCGGGGTGGGTATTGCACCAACCAAGACCTTGGCCAAGCTGGCAAACTATGCCGCAAAGAAGTGGCCCGCCACCGGCGGCGTAGTGGATCTGCGTGATGAGAGGCGCTGCGCCAAGCTGATGGCCATTACCCCAGTTGAGGAAGTCTGGGGGATAGGGCGCAAGCTGACCGCCAAGCTCAACAAACAGGGCATCAACACCGTGGCTGATCTGGTGGCGGCCGACCCCAAGAGCCTGCGTCGACAGTATGGCGTGGTGGTCGAGCGCACGGTACAAGAGCTGCGGGGGCTCCCCTGTGCCGAGCTGGAGCAATTGGCCCAGCCCAAGCAGCAGATCATCTGCAGCCGGAGCTTTGGCGAGCGCATCACCGAACTGGGCCCTATGCAGCAGGCGCTGGCCGGCTACATGGAGCGGGCCGCCGAGAAGCTGCGTGCCGAGGGGCAACGGTGCCGCCATGTGACTCTGTTTATCCGGAGCAGCCCCTTCTCGGAGCGGGAAACCTACTACAGCAACCAGATATCGACCCGGTTGCAGACACCCACCTCAGATACCCGGGACCTGCTTGCCCTGGTTGAACCACTGCTGCGCCGGATATGGCGGAATGATGTCCGCTATATGAAAGGCGGAGTCATGCTGACGGACTTCATGCCCGCAGGCATGCAGCAAGGCGACCTATTCACCAACCAGCAACAGACCCCTCGCAGCGAGGCGCTGATGAAGGTGATTGACCAGATAAATCGGGGAAAGCTGGGCAAGGTCTACTTCGCGGCCCGGGGCCGAGATACGCGGGAGTGGATGATGAAACGAGAGCAACTCAGCCCCCGCTACACCACCTGCATCAGCGAACTCCCTATGGTAAAAATTGATCCCACCTAA